ATTCTATAACATCCCCCTCGATTGACATGGTTTTGATTATACCGTTGTCAATATCAGAACGGAGAGCTTCGTCCGCTCTAGCTCCATGTTTGCATTTAAGTTCCAAGCCTCGCTCGGTAAACTCGTATCCTACTGAAATTCCAAGCGTATTTTTAGCAGACTTGTTCCATTCGTGATTATCAAAGATATTCAATCCGCTTTTTAAGCGAGAAACATCTATATTTTCCTCATTTGGAAGTAAAACCTGCATGAAATACTCATCGTTGGCATAACTATACATTAATTGCCCGTTTTCATTTGGAGTAGCTACGCACGAAAAATCGTATCCCTCATTTACAGAGGGAGTTACTTCTAGCATTCTGCATACTCTATGCTCGCCTACCGTGCTTTTTTCTGGCTTTTTTTCTGGCATAATTGTAAATTTATGGCGCAAATATAGCTATTTTATTTAATATAATGCACTGTTTTATAACTTATTTTATGTAATCTATAGCGAGAGCCATTAGAGCTGAATCTATTTTCTTTGTGTCAAGTCCAGAGGTTAAAAATGATTCTCTCATTTTGTTTAAATTCTCAATCTTGGTACTAATTAGCGTCTCCTCCTCTATTTTCCCGTAAGACAAGGCCGAAACACTGCTAAAATCTGCTTTTACCGTATATCCAGCCTTGGTAAGTCCGACCGCTTTTGCATAATTCTCACAAAATGTATTAGCAAGCGAGACCGTTGCATTTTCCCAGACTGATTTTTCACACTCCAGAATATCTTTTCCGCTTGAGAAAGTAATCTTGTCGCTTCTCGGAACTAGCATGGCAGGGATTTTAAACTCAGCCGATATTTTTATCGCATTCTCTAAAGTTTCTGGCAGAGGGTCTAATTCTCGGATTGAGGCAATAGTTTTGACAAATTTAAGCGGAATAGATGAAATGCCCCAGAAATTTCTATTTCCAGTTAGTCCGCTTCGGCTGTTTATGTCTTTTAAAATCTCGTCTCTCGTGGTCGCTCCCTTTGCTATGGCCGCCAGCTCGTCCGTATTCGTGTTATTTCCCTCTTTTACAAGATAACCAGCAGCCCCGTTGTTGACATATTGGTTATACCTAGCAGAATACACCGCCAGAAGCCCGTCAATTGATTTTCTACACCCGAATAAGGGGCTTTTAGCTAAAACCGAACTTGTGCCTCTTAAATCAAGCGAAATAGGGTTTACTGTCAATCCTTGCATGTTTAGCATTTCCCAGCCGCCGCTCGGATTGTAGTGTCTCGCCTCGGAAACCATGTCGGCCAAACTACTACATCGCAATCTCGACACATGGGCAAATTCTCTCAACTCAACCGCTTGAGGGTCTAAAATGTCAACCCTTGAAACGCTGCCTATTGATAGCGTTTTGTAAGAGGATGGAATTGTTGCGTAAATATATGCGTTTCCGTCCGCCAAATAAGACATAAAGTATTGATAAACCAAGTCAGAAAACGAGCCAAGCGGATTTATGTCATTTGTTACGAATCTGGAAAGCTCTGTATTTTCGATTTCATTTCCTTTTTTATCGGCAATGTAAAATCTCAGCTTACTAATTCTGTCTGCATGAAAATCAATAGGGAATTTAATCTCCTCCACCGACATAGCCAGAGCCAAAGCCGTTTGTTCCGTCAGTTTGTCTGGAGTCTGCATTGTTCCGTGCGCTGTTACGCTCGTGTTTCCATTGGAAACGATAATGTTAAGCGGCTTTAATGTCCTAGCTAGTAGGTTTTGAAATGGATTTGCCATAATTTTAATATTTTGCTGCAAATATATCTAAATTAACGATATAAAACAAAAAAGCCGTGAATCTTTCGACACACGACTTTTAAGCCCACACCCTAAATAAATTAAATAAAAATATATGACTAGTAAATTTTTAAGACTGCAAATATAGGAATAAATTTATCCGCAAAGAAACGATATGACATTTTTTTCATCCCAGAAAGAGTCTGGTTTTGATTCTATAAACCCCCTTCTTTTTTCATGATATTTGTCTAAATAGTACTCAGCCTCATTAATATCGAATTGTGTAAGAATTAGTATTAGCCAACTTTTGGCATTTTTATAACTTTTGTACTGTTTGAAATTGGAAGTTTTAAAAAATAGAATATTGCCCGTAAACTCGTGAGCTTCGGAAACTGGTATACCAACTTTTGCAGCCAGCCAGTATCTTACTAAAACTACCGAACGCGTCTTATATTCATCATCTCTTATTTTTTGAATAACATTATGAATAAGCCATTCATCAGAACATTTTTGAAATAAATTATTTTTGTGAATCATATTAATAATTTTTAATATTGCAATACTCTAAATGTGTTTTTCATCTTGAAACATTATTTTTTTACCAGACAAAACGGCAATTGCAAACTCAATTCTTGCACCTCTCGAATCCTTCCAATTGTAAAGCATGAAAATCGTATCGCACTGTAATAACTCAAAAATATCCGCAATCATAAAGCAGAGCCATGTTTTTATCCACAAAAAAGGAGTAATATCTAAAGGGCTTACAATCTCATACCCTCCATAACCTTTTGTTCTAACAACTTGCTCTGCGGCACACTGAAAATTAAACTCGTAACCTCTTTTTGGGAGCCCGCTTATTTTGCCGCTCAAGTAAATTTTCTCTATTTTCTTTCTCATTCTTCATTAATTATGCATTTATACTCTAATTCGTACACTTTTACAAAATCCCTTAGCTTTTCGGCAAATTCTGGACTCTCTTTTATAAGAACTGGACCAGCCTCGCAAGCATTATGGCAATAATCGACACTGCGCCCCAGTGTGTGAGAAAATACAGTTCGCCTTTTTTATAGTTTCTATTTTCCGTCTGCATCTTTACAATCAGCTTGTGCGGTAAACTCATACACAAATACTCGTGTTTTTTCATATTTTACAAATTAATGAAGCCGCCCCCTCAGAACACGCAAAAGGCCTCACTTTTTGCATATTTAGAGATGGGGCGGCTAAATGTTTATAAATAGTCTGAGTGTGAGGCCTAGACAATTTTTAAAGCCAGTGAGTAACAACAATCGGAATCCCGAACTCGTACCCGACGATATATTCAACTTTTATCATAGTGGACAAATTGGACTCGAACCAAAAGAGAAACCCAAGCCGCCAAAGCAGCCAAATTCTTTGCCCGTTTGCTCATACCCTACTATGAGCGTGCGCACTTTGCGAGTCAGAGAGTTCAATTTGATTATTTTTAAAGCGGATTTCCATAGTACTCACAACACACTACTCTACCTCTGTTTTTATGGTCGGACTTGAACCGACATGAGTTTGCAACCTCTTTTTCATTGGCATTACCACCAACAGCGTCTAACCTTTCCGACACATAAAAATTTACTTGCTTCATATCTTGTGCCTCATAGCAAGCTCAAAGGGCAACCGCAGTATTTTAAACTGAAAAAGCGTCATGCCTCACGGCTCAACACTTTTACGGGATTCGTGCCACTTGACACAAATTTTTTCAGTCTTCAATTCTGAACTGCAAACATAGTGCTATTATTCCGAACTATCAAACAATTTAGCAACTAAAATTGATTTTATTTTGGTTTTTACTGTTAATGCTCTGCTTTTCAGACGCTTTTTATTCCGTTTTATCATTATTTTGTATTTTTATACAGTATTGACGAATATTTTATTTTGACAAAGGCCGCCGCCGTGCTTAAAACATCTATGCAGTCCATTTTGTGAGAGTTTTTTCCCTGCTTAACATAGCTCGTTAAATCCTTAACAAAAGTTTCATACTCTTTAGATACAGCGCCAGAGTTGAAAACAAAATACTTTTCTATAAACTCATAATTTGACAATATTCGTACTTCCTTGTTTTCGTGGCTTGTAAACGGGCTAAGTGTAGTCGCTGAGTGTTGGGCTATTTGTTGGGCTAATAATACTACAGAGGCAAGCCCTACGCCGTTTTTCTCTATCAAAAAGTTATCTATCATTAACGATTTACATTTCCCAAGTATGGCAGGCGTATTTGCTATGATTCCGTCAGTGTTGCAAATTGCGTCCATTACATAAACAGACAAACGCCCTTCAATAACTTGCACTCCCAAAAATGGAGCGGCGTACTTATCCCCCCCTTTATCTGCTGGGTCTCCTACTCCAAACCTAAACACAAAGTCAGACGGCGTGAGCGTGCTTAAATCGTCGAATCTTAAACGGGACCTAGGCAATAAAAGCCCCTCTAGCTCGATTGGTTCTTGCTGATATTCTGCATTAAAAATGCTGGGCTCAATTTCTTCCTTTATCGACAAATATTCTTCAGTGCTTTTCACATCGTCGCAAAAAGTCTTGTTATTTTCGTCCAGTGCTTTTATCTGGATGATACGAGCAAGTTTTCCGCTTTCTATTGCTTCGCCTATTATATCGTCTTTAGTCCAGCGTGTTCCGATATAAATTTCTGGGCAATTCTTTTCCTTTCTTGAATCGTGGGCGGACTGTTTCCAGCTTTTTGTAGTTGATTGGGTAGCGTCAGACAAAGCGGCCTCCATACTTTTATACAAATCGTCAGTCATAGCGATGTTTGCACCGAATCCGATAATAGAACCACCAACTCCAGCCCCAAAATAGCCCACTTGTTTAGATGTTTCCAAATTCCAGCCGTCTACATTTTTGGGAGTGCAAGTTATTGAAGGGCGTTTGTCTGTTTATGTAATGGACGCAATTTGCAACACTGACGGAATCATAGCAAATACGCCTGC